CATCTATAACTGAGGAATATCTATATGGTTCTGTTCTATCCATAATGTTTGATTGTTGAATAGGAGTGGGTTCATCTATAACCGAGGAATATCTATATGGTTCTGTTCTATCCATAATGTTTGATTGTTGAATAGGAGTGGGTTCATCTATAATAGATTGTTGTATAGGTGTAGGTTGTTCCTCATTAAATAATTTTTCTGGTTCTTTTATTCCTATAACAGTATCGTCTGGACTAAATTTTTGTATTCCCATTCCTGGTCTGGCGATAAAATCTTGTGCTTCATCGGAATTTTGTGTATTTTTATCAATAAGAATATCTTCAATAAAATCCCAAATAAAATTAGTTCCAGTCACTAAACCACTACTTACACCTTTGCCTATCTGACCTATTGCATCCATAAAATTATCAAAAGAAGGGTCTTTTCTTAATATTTCATCAGCCTTTTCAAAATAAGACATTGTAGTATCTGCTGATTTTTGTGATTCGGCATATACACCATGTTCTTCTTTTTCTTCTGCTGTAACATCAGGAACCATCAAATCCCCTGCTATATAACCAAGAGCCGCCCCTGCTAACATACCCCATAAACCACCAGTTTTAGCTCCTATGGCTATACCAGTAGCAACACCTGAACCTTTCGGAATAATATTATTAATCTTGTCCCATTCTCCTTGTAAAGCACTGCCTAAATCACTAACACCTTCACCTATTGTGGATGTTATGTTTGATATTGTTCCCTCGTTTTTATTAACCCAAGAATCAAAATCATCAAGAAAATCAATAGTACCCTCAAATATTGGTTTAATTATAGGACCGAGAGTATTAGACAGTTTCATCATTGATACTTCCAATTTAGCGAAAGTACCAGCCAATAAAGGTGATTTAGAAGCAAGTGCTGTTAATGCACCAACACCAACAGTCCCGATAGTTAATAATTTACCACCTAAAGCTGATGCTGTTCCTGATAAATTACTCATAGAAGAATCAGTCTGGTTTGCTTGATTTTGTATATCTTCAAAATCAGATTTTATTCTATCAAAACCATGTCCAATATCACTATCGTTCATAGTACCTGTTATTTCAATTTCGCCAACTTCAACCATGTTTCTGTATCTCCATCATTGCCTTTTGAACTGCCTGTTCTCGTTTCATTTTATCTTGTGTGTTTTTATTTTTTATATTAAGTGCTTGTTCATAATCTATAACAAAAGATAAATCTTGACTTAAACACTTTCGGAATTCTACAGTAGAAATTCCACGACACCATGCTTTCGCCATTTCAATATAAATTATATCAGATTTACTCAAATATGATTTATTTCCAATGCCGATGATGTTATCGACTAATCTTTTTTTGTGTGTGTATTGATTTTATCAATAGCAATAGATAATTCACTATAAATATCACCTTTTAGTTTTCTGAATAACAAATCTTTTTCCTCAACAGTGAAATTTTTATATTTCTTTGAAAGTCCTGTGATAGCTTTCAATTCCTCATCAGCAAAAGGAACTTTAACAATATTTCTAAATTTGAGTATTGCTTGTTTGCCTATGTTTCTGACTTGGACATTTCTGTCTTCGCCTGTTTTTTCATCTTTGATAGTTTTTTCTTCCAAACAATCATTCAACCAATCAAGCTCCTCACCTGATGTCATTGGTTTATATTTGAAAGTCTTACCACTAACAACTATGTCTTTTAATTTTTCATTTACAAAAAAATTTTCTATTTCCATTTTAATCCTCTACCAGTTTTCTATTGAATCAATAACTTCTATTGCTACTGATTTAGCTGTGAATACGAAATCTACTGAACTTATACCGTCAAGATTAGTAGCACTTAATGGTACTGGCTCAACATATAAATCTGTTAAAGTGAATGTTGCTTTATTGTCTCCTGATTGCTCAAAAACGAATGTATTAGTTCCACTCAATTTCTCTGCTGTTGCCCAAAGGTCGGTGTATGTTGTATCAAATACATTAACATTAAATCTGCCTGATACTCTAAACACTGTATTGATTGGTGTTCCTATTTTTCTATCAAGCCCACTGTTAGCATATCTACTATCATTAGGATTAATTCCTTGAGTAAACATTAATTGCCCACTATTAACCTCTGTGATAGAGTTTCCTTCTAATGTGATATTAGTATGTCTATACTGGAAAGGGTCGAGACTTGTGGAAAAATCTCCTGCTGTGAGTGATTGGTCTTTATCGAAATCTTGTGCGATAACTTTTTCCGAACATTTAATAAAACCATCTCTGCCTTCGCCTGAAGTTTTTTGGAAATTAATAGTCATTTGTTGATTAACACATCCTGTTAATTGATATATTAATGGGTCACTATCATGTCTTATAGCCCATTCAGCTGAATAAGATTTCTGTGTATTACCTATTGATAATGTATGTGTGTAAGGGTCAGAACCTGTTTCTGAATCAATATCAAACATATATTTTAATCTTCGCCATGATACTGGATTATATTCCAAATCGTATGCTATTGATAATGGTCCTGGTATTTTCTTTACCATTGTTCTCTGGTCTGAACCTGCTTGAACAACTTCCTGAAAACCTTGATTAAATGTTGGTGTGAATATTACATTAGTTCCTATAATGTCTCCTGAATCCAATCCAGGATTACTTCCGTAAGTAGTTTCTTCTACTTCTATAAATCGTTCTCTTATTCCTAAAAAACCTTCTTTAGTGCTCATTTTTAATTTACCTCTATTCTGCCTGTTCGCAAACTTTTAAAATTGGCTTCCACTATTGAATGAAATGCCTGATATTGTGGACTATAAGGGGCAGTTCTTACACCACTCAATCCTCTATAATTATACAATAAAGGAAACAATTCATTCTCATTATCCTCAAATGCTCTTGTTATTTGATTACCTATATATCGTGTTAAATAATTATTAGAATATTTCCTATCATTCACATTATAAATATATTTATCTTTAACCCAAATATCTATCTGAATTGATGGGTTACTTTCCATTGGTGCTTCGTATTGTCCTTGTCTTACTGCTGGGTTTGATACCATGAAAATTGAAATTCTTGGAAACGAAGTAGCCTTTAATTGTTCATCCACTTTGTCAGAGAAAATCCAATTAGAAGTACCGTATTTATATGTTATTATTACTTCTTCTGTTCCATTAAATGTATTATAAAAAGTTAATGTTGAATTTTGATAATCCCAATAATAATCTTTCCATTTACCTGAATTAATACCATCAATAGTAACCTCTGTTATACAAGAAACACTACCTAATGTAGGTGAAGCTAATGTTATAATTTTATCGCTATTGGATGGAGAGAATGATTGTGATTCACTTGCTTCTGCCCTTGCTCTTGGGTCGATAAGTTTATTTCTAAGAAAGTCGGTTATAATGTCCTCTGTATCAATATAATAATACTCTGTCATTCTAGTGTATCCTCTTGGATTATGTGTATAATTATAGTCTCTCTTGAGACTTTATAAAACTATTAAATATCCTTTATATTTAAATACTACTTTAATTCTTCCTTTTTGAAAACACCAATCCAGAAATTCTGCACATGATTTAACGCTGGTCGCATGAATGGCTGTGGATTGACTCCTTCTTTTCTAATCTTTTCGACTGTATATCTAGTAAACAAGAATACTTTATCCTCTGTGTTTGCTATACCTTTCCTCTTTACCCATTTTTCTATGTCTTCCCATTTAACTTGTCTGGGTGAGTTTCCATACTCCAAATCGGCTGAGTAAGGTGCTTCTGATTTTAATACATATTTGTCTGATAATATCTGTGGAAATAGATTAATCCTTTCTCTTAATTGTCCTCTATCAACAGGGGCATTTTTAATAGCAAGTTCTTCCATCTTGAACATAGACTTCATTAAAACACGTTTAGCTTTATCTTTTGTAAGCTCTTTACCCTTTTCTAATCCTTTAAGATTTAGTTTGAAACTAAGCATTTAATCGAATTACGAACCCTTTATAAGTTACTTCGCCTTTGACTAGCTCGCCCTCTATCTGTTCCAGAATCCTATAAGTTTTAGAATTGAAAACTATTTCGTCTCCTC